TTGCCGTCGATGTCCACATGCACAGTGACCGATTGAGCATTGGAGCTTTGCGCTTTGCCTGCATAGGCCAGTGTGATGATGCCGTCATAGACATCCGTGGGGAAGGTGTATCCACCGCCCAGAACGTCCCGAGATTGTTCGAGACCGTCACGGCTCATATCACCAAAAATGTTGTCGCTCATCGTTTTCTTCCTCAGTTGTAGAAGTTGTGGAGGTGGTCCAAAAGGAGTTGGGCATCATTATCCATATAGGTTTGATTTTGCCCGAACATCCCAATTGGGCTGCGGATACGCTCGCCTTTTGTTTTCGCCGTCAAGCGAGTCTGAAAGACGTGCTTATACCCCAGCATTTGATCGTCCGGGGTAATGTGAAGCAGTGCAGGGTCTTGCCCTTCAAGCTCCTTCAAAGAAACTTTCTTCGTCGCCACAACAGTCGAGAAGTAAGCTTCAATTCCGTTTCCTTGCAATGATCCCTTGACGGGAACACTGGTTTTCATGTCGAGAGTTTTCTCATCATGGACTTCGCGGGTATGAGCCAGAATGATAACCTTCTTGTCAGAGGGTCCAACTTTCTGTTGCATCAAATTCTTGAAGAATTGTGCATAATCGCCCCATGCCTTTTGGGTATTGGCAGAGCCGATCACATAAACGCTTTCGAACATATCCATGAGGAAAGTCGAAGTGTCGATCACAATGGTATCATAGAGCTTGTGACCGGGCTGACCTACAGCCGTAAAGTCAAAAGCTTCATAGACCTGATATGGATCGCTGATGGTTTTGGAATCGAATTTGTTTCGGAAAGGAAGACGTTTCCCTGCCTCACAATTCAGATACAAAACCTTTTCTTGATCTCGAAGACCCATTAGAGAAGCTGATTTGCCGCTCGCTGACTCTCCACAAATTAAGATTAGTTGATCGTTGACGATTTGAGACATATTACCTCACGAAATTCCCCTATCCCAAAGAAAGGATAGGGGATTGGTTGTTCAGGGAGTTGCAATTTTTTGGGCAACGGTGATCAAGACGGTATTCCTGATCTCGTCTTCCGTCAACGGGTTCTGAATTTGTTTGTTCAAATTCAATACCCTACCCTCTATTTCGATGTAGGTCAGGCCCACATCCACAAGGGCTAGTGCGAATTTGAGCAACGTGTTGTTCCGATTGCCCGAAGACATACGTTCAGCAAACCAGCGTTCCAGATTGTCCATATTGGCAACGGTTTGGAAGTCTTTGGCATACTGTTCGTTTTTAGAAGTCTTGGGCACGAATTTCAGAACATCCAGAGTTGCACCCTGATTGTAGAAATAGGTAGCTTGATCGTTGGCAAGCCACTTTCTTTCTCTCTGGTTCGCACTTTCATCCACTTTGAACGGCAACCAGTTGATGATGTTTTGCATGAATTCTTTGTATTCATCCGCATCCATCATCAGCTTGTAATTGATCGGCATGATCAATCTGAACCGATGTTCTTCATCGGTATGCCGTTTGGTGGTGTAGGTCATGAAGTTGTAATCAGACAACAAGTCATGAGCCGTTTGCAAGCTGGTTCCACCATCTACGTCCAGAACCAGAAGGTTGAAGCCTTGCTGGACGTTTTCTGCGGTTCTGTGACCGCCTTTGAAGTGGTGGTTGCACCAGTGGTAATCTTTCATCGTCACCAGCGTATGCAGTTCCGAGAAAGGAGCATGGTCATTCAAATAGTTGAATGCCATGTGGTTCGAATAGCTCAAAGTCATCCGATTGAGATCGGTTTCCTCAAGCGTTTCTCCGGTGAAGAATTCAATCCCATCAGAGAAGGTTTTCTTGATGATGATGTGGTTCTTGTAACCCCATGCCATAGCCATGGACATCATCTCATTCCGAGCCGTAATGCTGCTCTTATAGAAGGGCAGTTGTTCATGCAGGTCAGCATGAGTTTGCTCAGTGCCAGTGCCAGCAAGGAAGCGGGCAAGCTTGGCATAAGCTTTTTCACGACGAAGAATGTTTTTGAAGCAATCACCAGATTGTTCCACAAGCTTCATGGCTTGATAGAGATGGTCCATTTCCAATTCCATTGACTCATCAATGAAAGCAAATGCACCTGCAAGCTTCAGACACTTGTAGTAGCGATGGCTCAATTCGCTCTTCAGAATTTCTTCGTTTTCTGGGAGAGCATTGGCAAGCTTTTCGCAATGGACTTTGTAGCGGATAAGCTCAATGGCAACCGCATCGTCCACAGTGATTTTCCAGCCAAAGCGATTGGGATCAGCCAAATCGCTGAAGTGATTGGACCAACGACGAGTGATTGCATCGTTTGCTGGATCAGTCAGTCGTTGGAAGATTTCGTCGGGGGTAAGGCCATGACCTGTTCCGACTTTTTGTCCGACACCGAAAAGGCAACGCCGAGCGTATCCCGTTTCGAGGAAAGAATAAAAGTGATCTTCAGTTTGCCCGCCATCCAAGAGCTTCGTGGGAGTTCCAAAGAGAAGCATATTGGTGGGAGTTTTACCGTCGAGTTCTTCGCTTCGGACATTCTCTTTGGTATTCTTGGTGAGCTTTTGTTTGACAATCCCTTGGTCATAGAGTTCGAGGAAGACGTTAAGGATGTCAGTAGAGCCAACCAAGTTTGATCCGATTTCGTCAATTTGGAGATTGATCGAACCACAGTTTGCCAGAAGGAGTTTTTGGCGCATTTGTTTAACAGCGGCGGGAGTGCCACTGTCAAAAGTAAACGCAAGAGCACCAGCATCTTTGAACTCCCGATCCAGCTTTTCTTTTTCTTTTTGCTCGTCACTCCCATCACGCGCTGCACGTTCAAGAGCAATCTTCCAAAGATTGTCTTCAGAAATAACCGGGAAGGTTTCGTTCATGAAGCGAGTCTTGAAACCAGCAAGAAGCTCGTTTTCCATGATTGCAACAGAATAGCCTTTGCCAGAACCAGAGGTGGCAAGAGCAAGTGCATAGATGTTGACCGGGATTTCACCACGGTCTTTGGTGACAAGCGCCACCCGCATAGAAGCAGCCATCTTTCCAAGGAAATAGGCAACTTCAATATCGTAGAAACCACGGTCAATGTTCTGTGTTTTATTACAGATCACTGCTGCGATTTCGTCGATAGCAGGGTGATGCTTGATCGTTGAGAGATCAATCATCAAACTCATATTCCTTCCGTTGCTCACAGATTTCAAAGGCACGACAATACAGGCAGGCTTTTACCTGACCGGGAACTGTCTTGATGATGCCTTTGCCTTTCTCTGCGAGATGGTTGTTTGCTTCGATCAGGCTGTCGAAGTTTTTCGTGGCCCGACCATCGGTTTTGGTTGGGTCAGAATAGTATTTGAAGACCGGAGCACTTCTCCAAAGCTCTTCATCTGTGCATCGAGGAAGTGAATCCTGCGGTGCATCTTTGTATTGAATCAACTCTTCGATTTTCGAAGCGATGAAATTCTCGGTTTCTGCGTCCGAGTAAAGAGATACCGTGTGACTGACAACACGCACTGGTGGATAACCAGCAATGGTATTTACCGCTGACTTTTGCCAATCCGTAAAGACGAATTGAATATCACCTTCATCAGCGGTGATTTTGTCAGGGTGAATCCATTTGTAGTAAGAAAGCTGAAGACGATAGTTTTCATCTTTCGAACCTTTGATGTAGCTGAAAACCGAAGTCGATTTGGTGTCTTTCAGACGCCCATCAATCGCCATGTCGAATTTACCAGCAACAACCCAGTCACCAATTTTGCGGTATCCCCGTTGTTCGATATAAACGGGAATGTCATCCGGTTGAACGTCTTCAGGTTTGGGATTGATCTTAAAACGATCAATGACCTTTTGAGGCAGACCCAGAAGAGCGAGGTTGCGAGCGTAGCCCTTCTTCCAAGCCTGTTCAATGCTGTCGTGGATGGCATGACCCAGACGCATAGAGATGCGTCCTGAGAGGTCTTCCAACTGTTCTCCTGTCACCCTACCCGCCAGAATGATCTGACGGGTGGGCTTCAAGAGAGCCGTAGCAGAGATGGATTTCTCTGCGGGTTGGAAGTCGTAGTCGTCATGAACCAGCCAGACCGCCATAGAAATGTCGATCCCATGAAGGTTGGTGAATTGGGTCATTTGCTTTGCTCTTCCGGTTGGGGCTTGAGGCTTTCCGTGTAGAGATATGCGGCTGCCAGATAGTTGATGGCACCGAGCATCTCACGTTGAGCAGCTTCACATTCACCACGAGCAGCCATGTTGACGGCTTCAGTGGTTTTCTTGTTGACCTGATAAGCCAATCCACCAAGGCCAGCGATGCCGCCAATGGTGCGAGGAATGGTCATGATCGGTTGAAGATCAAAGACCCGGCCACCAGCATGACGCTCTTTGCCTTTGCCGATGGCAGCCTGTTCATAGGCCAGCTTCAGAACAAATTGCAGACTGTCATATCCCCGCACAGGTTCCATGATGTCCAAAGTCGGATCGGGTTTCCGTGTCATGTTTTTCCCTCTGGTTCAATTTTTGAAAGCGAACGGATTGGATTTATCCGTATCGGATTCGGCCAAAGTGACACTGGCTTTCATCTGATCAGACAAACCTTCGGTGAATTCTTTCTCGGTCATGGAACCGAGATAGACAGCGTTCATGAAAGAAACATCGACGATGTTTTCAGCAGCAATGCCGAACATTTGAAGCTGCATCACCACACCGTCTTGGGCTTTTTTGATCAGACCCAAAGGCAGTGTCTTTTTGTTGCGGGCAACGACTGTGTTGACAGTTTTGAAACCCGGTTGACCTTCCGGCCCAACAAAAGTCGCATTGAGCACCAGCAAATAGCGATGCAACGGAATATTCAAATCGGTCATACGACACCTTTTTCTTTGAGCTTGTTCATGTGTTCAGAGATTGTTTCCCTGATTTTTTCTTCACTTGCTCCATTCTCGACAGTCATTTCATGTGCCCAGTTTGGATAGCAAATAAAAGAATCACCTCCGAGCTTTACCTCATCATGGTAAATATCGGGGTGGTTTTGCCATTTGGCAGCAGCTACCAAATGTTCGTTCAGATACATGAAGGTCCGAAGATCATCACGGATCAGGTAGTATTGTGCATCATGAATTTGAGCACAGGGACGAATGACCAAGCGAAACTCGCTCAATCGAACCTTCCCCATGAATTCCGATCCTGCACGGCTGTTCAGAAGGCACCAGCTTTGACCGAGTGCGTTACCCGCAGTCCGGCCTTCAGCAGACGCTTCAAAGGGGGTCTTTCTGGTTCCAAGGATCACCTGTTTGAGCAGTGGTGTCCTGACCCTCAAGCCAAAGGCAGCAGTGACATAGCCTGTCTGTGTGGCTTGCTGAAGCTTGTCCTGCACCCACTTGTCAGAGACCGCATACATGATGTGATAGCGTTCTTCGACCATCTGAGCTTTCTCTTTGGAGAAACCACAGTTGTTCATCAGAGTGATGAATGTGCCCTGATAGGTCAGAGCAAAAGTAGGTGCTTTGGATTCTTGCCTTAACGGCTTGAATAGTTTTTCGATAGAGTTGATTGATTCAACTGAATTGGGATCAATACCCGGCATTTGCTCACCGAAATAAGCATAAGCACGAAGACAGTGACCATCATATCCATCGGTGTAAACCTTCAGTTTGTTTGGGTCTTTGGTCGTAAGAGCCGAGATCATGTCCTCAAGAGAATTGAAATCTAGGCCCACCAAAAGCCATCCGGGTGGTGCTTCAACGCACTTCTTGATGGTCTTGGCATATTTGGAACCAGTGGAAGGAATGTTTTGAAGGTTCGGATCATTGGATGAGAGCCGACCAGAAACAGTTCCACCGAGATTGAAATTACCAAACAGGTAATGCCACCCATCTGGACCTTGCACAGATCGCTCAAAGGCTGGAATAAAGATCGAAAGAATGATCGTTACATCCGTATAGTCGATCAGTGCTTCAAGAAACTGAATTACGTCTGGATTAGTCGTATGGTTTTTCAATTTCTTGAGTGTGTCTTTGCCCGTAGAAGGTTGCTTAGTGTCTGTATAGTCAATGACTGGAAGACCAAGTTGGGCATAGAGTAAGTGTTGAAGTTGAGGACCGCTGTTTGGATTGAAAACAATCTCTTTCAAAATTGCTTCACTGGTTTTGGATGCTTCAAGCATCTCTTCTTCGGTCATCCGTTTCTTTTTCCATTCCGCATTTTTTTCTGCGGTATAGGTTTTGAGGCGATACGCCTCATACTCAGTAATCAATGGAAGTGACCGCATACGATGCACAGCATCATCTTGGTCAGTCTGAAGCTCAACACGAGCTTTAGCAACTTCCTTACGATTGATTGGAAGACCAGTTAACTGCATCTGAATAACATCCAGAATTGCAGGTTTGAAAATCGTTTCATAAATTTCCAACTGATCATCAGCAATCATTTTGGCACGGTATTTGTCATGCACATACCAAGTGGAAAGAGCATCCACGAGGTTATACTGAAGAAGCTCATCTAGCGGGATACGCCGAATGTCTTTGATTTCTTCTACAGCATAGTTGCCAGCAAATTCTTGAGCTTGATCTTTGAGACCAAGCTTATTGCCTGCACATGAATTGGTTGCCAAATAAGTGATGAGCTTGGTGTCATCCCAGTTTTTGAGCATGATTCCCATGCCCGACAGCAAACCTGCTGTATCGAGAATGTGATCCATGAAAAGCTGGTAGATCAATACCGACGCATCAAAGCTGATGTTGTGGAATATGATCCTGTTTTTGAAGACCTTGAAGAATTCCCGCAGGAGTTCTCTTACGGACTCATTCAAATGAAAGGCACCGTATTCCCCGTTTTCGTTTTTCTCAGGCAATGCCTGATAATCGACGGGGAAGGCTATACCTTCGTTCTGGTTCCAAGCGAAAGCAATCGTGCCCACACCAGCGTCATAGTGCTTCAAGCTGAAGCCTTCGATGTCACAGGTTAGGTCACAATCCATTTCATAGAGCTTGTCGAGCCAATCAAGAATCTCTTGCTCAGTGAGAGGATAAGCTTCGAACTTAATGATGGACTGACCAATGGGAGCAGTGTCTCCTTTGAACCAGCGAAGGACAGAAGAGATACCAATCTGGATCTTTGCTGTGGTCTTCTCTGGGTCGTAGAAGACTCTCCCATAGTGAGGGAGATAGGTGACATGAATCCCATCATAGATGCTGGGACAGATGTCTCCAATGGTGGCATCAGTCTTGGACTGTTTGGACAGAACCTTGAAGTAGTCAGGTTGGGTCACAATAAGAAAAGTGATCCCAGCACGAACCAGATGAGGAATCAGATCGTTCAGATACTCTTTGATCTGATCGTTGGATGTCTTCTTCTTGGTTCGATCCTGATAGAGGTCACAGATCATCAAGGATGACTCGATCTGGAGTAGATCCCCGTAGTGTTTTTCCACTTCGGTTGTCTGAATCCTTGGACACAGGATTGCGATGCTCCGGGAAGATCCCTTCCCAATAAGCTCGTATCTCATGGCTTCTCCTCACTGGAAATACCTATCAGGAAGCTGTCCACGAATGAACAGGCGGTTTCTGGGTCGGCTGAGAGCCACATAGACCATACGAGCTGTCTGATCCATATTGGTGCATGTGCCGATGTCTGCGAGATCCACGATCACAGAATCATAGGTGGAACCTTGAGCCTTGTGAGCTGTGGACGCAGCAACTGATCGAAGATCCGGGAAGTTGTTCTTGACCTTGAAGTATTTGTCCCACTGCTTCCGGGAGCTGT